CCAATAAAGTTAGATTTGAATCACAAGAATTGGTATCGGACTTATCATCTAAAAGTAGAGCAACTAAAAAAGCATTTGACCAATCACCTACCGATTCTAATAGAGTTGGTTTGTTTTTCTCTCCAACAAAAGAGTTAAATATTGATATTGCAAAATCATTGGGTGGATTGAATTTAGACAATTACATAGGAGACCCTTCGGATAGATATAGGTCAAATTATAATAGATTAGACGAATTAAGACATTATTATTTCCAAAGATATGATAATAGAGACATTTATCAATACATCAATTTAATCAAAGTATATGAGAAATCTATGTTTGAAGATATTAAAAAGATGTTACCTGCAAGGGTTAAAGCAACTACTGGTCTATTAATTGAACCACACATTTTAGAGAGAAGTAAAATTCAACAAAAGAAACCAACCGGTGATGAATATCAACAAGATGTAACAATACATTATCAAGATACAACTATATTAACTGCTGATAATAATCAATACGATGCATTAGTAAATGCAGATTTATCTGAAAATGTAACCGCAGAAAATAATCAATACGAAAGTTTAATTAATGCAAATCTTTCTGAAAACTTAATTGCAGATTCATATCAATACGATAGTTTAATTAATAATAATGATACTACCATTACAAATGCTGAATCTTACCAACAAGAAGTAACAATAGATGCAGGATTACAGGATGCTACTATTACAACGGAAATCAATTTGGGAATAGAAACATATGGCCAGACTGCGTATGAAACTATTGGATTTGGTATTTATGCACAAGATGGTAATGCAATTAGAACTTATTTTGACAAAGATAATAGAAGAGTTAAAGAAAGAATTAGAGTTCAATTGATTACGGAACAAAAAGAAAGAATAGTTACCAAGTTTGCTGTTACGGCTTCTGCAAATGGTTTAGGAGACCCACGTGGTGGTTATGTTTCGGATATTCAAACTTATACTGAAACTAAATTGAATATACAACCATTCAGCGGTTCAGTAATTCCTGTTGTTAAAGATAATATAATAAATGTTAAGTCTATTGATGGTTATTTACCGACACATTATAGAAATACATCGGATTTGACAAGAGGATTGGAGAATAGTTTCTTTAGAGGTTCAAAAAATACTGCAGCAACAACATTAGATGGAACACCTCCTGTTGAAACATTTGTATCTAATCCAAATACATTAACAGTAAATAGGACAGGTAGAAATACTTCTGAACCAATTTTGGAAGTAGAATAAACGGAATTTTAAAATAATTATATTTATAAACAAAGATAATATTATACTATGGGATATTTAAGTAACACAGAACTAACCGTTGACGCCATTCTTACCAAAAAAGGTAGAGAAAAATTAGCAGCAGGTCAAGGTTTAAACATTACTCAATTTGCATTAGCAGATGATGAGATTGATTACACACTTTACGAACCAGCACATCCGTTGGGTTCAGCTTATTACGATGCGGCAATTAAAAATATGCCTGTATTAGAAGCTAATCCAGATGAGACTCAAGTAATGAAGTATAAGTTAGTAACTCTTCCAAAAAATACAACCAGAATTCCGGTTGTTGAATTTGGAGTTCCTAATGTAGCAGTTAACCAAAGAAGTGGTGAGGTTGCATTGTCTCCAACTACATCTCCAGCAGGTAATAGAAGTTTAGGATATACAATTGTATTATCTAACAAAAATGCAGGTGATATTATTGGTGAAGGTGTAACATCAGAAATTGGTTCAGTTCCAATATTTATCGGAGACGATGTATCTGCAACTGCAGCAATCGCTAAGGGATTAACTTTCAAATTTATTCCAAACCCATCATTAACTTCGACTATCAGAACTACAATTACAGTTTATGGTAACGAAACGGGTGGTTCACAAACAATTCCAGTAACAGTAACTTACGTTCAATAATAAAATACTATGGCATTAATAAGAGACAATAGAGGAGCCCTTTTAGCAAGTAATATATCAAATTACTTAGCAGGTGCAGCAAACACCGCAGGCACTCCAGTAGATACTAACGAATTAGTTAGAATCGTAAACCAATTTTTAGGAACTGGTGAACAAATCAGTTCAGATATCACTACAATTACAAATGGTATCTATAAAAAATTTGGTACAATTGACAAAGTAACTAATAGAACTGAAATCGTAACTTCTGGAATATGGAGTGGTGATACAGGTTCATTAAATGCATTTTTCACATCATCCGAACAACAATCGGGTGTTAGTGGTAAATATTATTTAGATGTTTATAATATTGCAACATCTTCTACTGCAGCTGAGGTTCAATTCTCAATTGCGTATGGTGATGTGAATGGATATGGTGCACCTACATTACAACAAACGGATTCATCAAATCTACCAACAAAAGCAACTTATAATCAATTTAAGAATGTTTTATTAGATAGTTCTGATGCATACTTTAGTGTTTACACAGGTTCAACTGCAGCTGGTCATAATTTAGAAAATTTCTATGTAATCAATGTAAATAGAGCTAGATATAAAGAAAGATTGGATCCAGGTAATTTCTCAATAGAATTATCAGGTTCAAAAGGTTCTTTAACACTTATTGACGATAGTGGTGGGTCTGATGAAAATGTAACAACTGCAGGCAGAGTTTATAATGTAGTAGAAGGAACATTAAATATTGGTTCTGCATTAACTTCAAGTATAACATCATATTCTGATGTAACTTCTAGTCAAGGATATGGTTTATTCTATCCTGATATGGGAATTATATTATTAAACCCAACTGCATTACAAAATAGAGTCGATACAAAATTGGCACCGGCATTAACATCTTCAACAAATATATATCATCAAAACAATGGTGCAAATTCCGGTTCAGTTGCATTATTAAATTCAATGGTAGCAGGAGCAGATTTCCAAATGAGAAGAACTGAGAATGTTTCTACATCTCATTATTTTGTAAGAGCAAACAATAGAGAATTCAACTTCTCAAACAACCCAACATTCGTAACTGGATTAGTGGGTGAATTTGTTCAACCTTTATTTGAAAGAGACCCAAAGGTATACATTACAAGTGTTGGTCTTTATGATGATGCAAATGAATTATTAGCAGTAGCTAAAGTTTCTAAACCAATTGAAAAATCATTTGATAAAGAGATTGCAATCAAAGTTAAATTAGACTTCTAATCGGAGAATATATTAAATAATGTTAAACCCCCGTTTTGGGGGTTTTTCATTAAAAGAATATTTATATACGATATGTTAAAAAGAATACCAAAGTCGGATATTAGTGTAAGGCCGTTTAAGGCATATAAAGAATGGGATGAACTTTCCGCAGATGTTTCAGTTTTAGTTGCGGAGGAAGGTAACTATTCAAATACACAATTGATAAATATAAATCAAGGTCATTTAAGTGGTTCTACTTATAATAAACACTCTTTATTCGGTCAAATAAAATCTACATTTTATAATGGTAAAGAAGATAATCCTATTCAAAGATATGGTATAAAAACAAACGGATTTACAATATTTACTAAACTAAAAGAAAGATATTTAAGTGGTAGTGCAGTCGTTATATCAATTCCGGAAAAATGTGTTGGTGAAGGTATTAAAAGAGGTTCGGTTAGATTGGTTGATAATACAAATATCTATTTGGATGATGGATTTGGTAATTTATCAGGAAATAATATTGCAGTTGAATTAGAAATTGTAAATTTTGATAATGAACAAATAACACTACAAGATTTAACTAATGTATTAATTTCTTTCAAAATAGTTCAATTAAATTTAGGAACAAACGTATTAGTAGTTGAATATAATTCTATATCATATACATTACAATTAATAAAAATAGATTTTGAAAATGATATATTAGAAGTAGATGAAATTCCGTTTTTAGATAATCTTTTAAATCAATTGGGTAATATATTTTATGCACAAGGATTAATTGTATTAACGGAAGTACAAAATTTTAATACCTCAAGTTTTAATTTGTATTATAAATCAACTGAAACGATATATGAACATGAATATCTTTTAATAGTAAACGAAGATGAGTTCAATGTATCACAAAATCCCACATCAATAGTTGAAGTTGGAAGAGAAACGGAATTTATAACAGGTAGTGATAACAAAATTTATAAGGTAACAACAAACCCAGGAGTTAAATATATTCGTAAAAAATCAATATTAGAAACCGGTGATACTTTAGATTATAGATTTGTCTCACAAGTAAGTTCAAGTATAAAAGCAGGTTTTGAACATTATGATTTTAGTGGTTCGGTAGATAGTACGGGTTCATTCTTAACACCATTTATAACCACAATTGGACTATACGATGATAATTGTGATTTAGTTGCAGTTGCAAAATTACCTCAACCAATAAAATCAGAACCTGATATACCTGTAAACTTTATTATACGATTTGATACTTAATCTTATATTTATATACAAAAAACAATTACAATGTCAAAAATTTTAGAAAAATACGACGAGTTAAAAAATTTAGCTCCATTGGATGTACCACAACCAAAAATAACAGATTCTTATAAATCAAAAGATGCTACTCCTTATACTAAAGGTCAAAAAGATAAACAAGCTGCAGATGATGAATCTGGAATTGTTACTTTAGAAGAAAAAACAGGTTTCATTAGATATGGTTTAGCTGCGCTTGGTGTATATGGTTGGAATAAGAAAAACCCATATGGTGGGCAGGAAAGAAAATAAAACAATTTAATGGCTAAAAAAGTTACAAAAAAGAACAATCCTAAATGGGTTGCACAAAAATATGGATTTAAGTCTGGTTTAGAAGAAACCATCTCTCAACAAATAGAATCTTATGGAATTAAAGTAGAGTATGAAACTGAAAAAGTTCCCTACATAATTCCTGCATCCACTCATCACTATCATCCCGATTTCAAACTACCCAATGGTATTAGAATAGAGACAAAAGGTAGGTTTGTGGCAGCTGACCGTAAGAAACACTTATTGGTTAAAGAACAAAACCCAAATATGGACATTAGGTTCGTATTTTCCAATTCAAAGAACAAAATCACCAAAAAGTCCAAAACGACCTATGGGGATTGGTGTGAAAAGAACGGATATAAGTATGCAGACAAAATCATCCCAAATGAGTGGTTTTTAGAGGAAAATAGACCGTAAAATATTTGGTA